AGGTTTAATAATGTAAAGATTTAATTTTAATATATGTGAAATTAAATTTATATCTTATTTCGAAACGTCTTTAACTTTCATCATTTTACACCTTTTTAATTTTACTTCGTGCATAACTCCATCTTCTATTTCATACTTACAATGCCCGTTATCAAATGAACAAAGATATACAGCTCTCTTACCTTCTAGAAGATGAACGTGATATTCATAATCCCCGTTATCATATGAATAACAATATATAGCATTCCTACCTACTAGAAGATCAACACCGTTTCTTATAAGATGGTAAACTCCATTTTCTGTTTCATACTCATAATCCCCGTTAGTATATGAATAACAATTTATAGCATCCTTACCTTCTAAAACATCCACACCGTTTCTTATAAGATGCCAAAACCTATCCCCTTTTAATTTATACCAATAATCCCCGTTATCATATGAATAACAATATATAGCTTTCTCTCTTGCTTCTTCTAGTGTTAATAAGTGACAATCTATAGCATCCTTACCTTCTAGAAGATCCACACCGTTTCTTATAAGATGGTAAAACCTATCCCCTTTTAATTTATACCAATAATCCCCGTTATCATATGAATAAAAATCTATAGCTTTCTCTCTTGCTTCTTCTAGTGTTAATATTTTAGTCATTTTATACCTTTTTAATCAGTTACAGTTAATAAATACATTATACACACGAGGTTTAATAATGTAAAGATTTAATTTTAATATATGTGAAATTAAATTTATATCTTATTTCGAAACGTCTTTAACTTTCATCATTTTACACCTTTTTAATTTTACTTCGTGCATAACTCCATCTTCTGTTTCATATGAATAATCTCCGTTATCACATGAGTAACAACCTATAGCCCTCTTACCTTTTAGAAGATCAACACCGTTTCTTATAAGATGGTAAAATTCATCTTCCGTTGTATATGAATAATCCCCGTTATTATATGAAAAACAGCGCATAGCTCTCTTACCTTCTAAAACATCAACACCGTTTCTTATAAGATGATAAAAGTAATCTTCTGTTGAATATGCGTAATCATCGTTATCATATGAATAACAATATATAGCATTCTTACCTTCTAGAAGATCAACACCGTTTTTTATAAGATGTAAAACGTCATCTTCCGTTCGATACTCATAATCCCCGTTATTATATGACCAACACCGTATAGCTCTCTTACCTTCTAGAAGATCAACACCGTTTCTTATAAGATGGCAAAACCTATCCCCTTTTAATTTATACCAATAATCCCCGTTATCAAATGACCAACAATCTATAGCTCTCTTACCTTCTAGAAAATCAACACCGTTTCTTATAAGATGGAAAAAATGCCCCCCTTTTAATTTATACTCATAATCACCGTTGTGATACTCAAGAAAATAACTTTCGTTCTTTCTTGCTTCTTCTAATGTTAAGATTTTATTCATTTTATACCTTTTTAATTTTATAAATGGTAAACTTCATCTTCAGTTTTATATTCATAATCCCCGTCACCATATGAACGACAAGCTATAGCTCTCTTCCCTTCTAAAACATCAATGCCGTTTATTATAAGATGCCAAAGTCCATCTTCTGTTTTATATGAATAATCGCCGTTAGCATATGAATCACACCACATAGCTCTCTTACCTTCTAGAAGATCCACACCGTTTCTTATAAGATGATAAAAGTAATCTTCTGTTAAATATGCGTAATCCTCGTTAGTATATGACCAACAGCCTATAGCTCCCTTACCTTCTAGAAGATCAACACCGTTTCTTATAAGGTGGTAAAACCTATCCCCTTTTAATTTATAGCTATGATCCCTGTTACCATACTCATGGTAGTCTTCTGCTCTATCTCTTGCTTCTTCTAATGTTAATATTTTATTCATTTTATACCATTTTTACATTTTTAACTTAAATCTACAGCTCTGTAGTACCCATCACATTTTTCTAAATTTCAAATAGTCGGTCACTTTACGAAGTGTTTTAAATGTGTAATTTTCAGCTTTACCATCATTTAGTTTTTTAAGAGTGGGGTAGGATAATCCTGTAACCTCCGCCACCGTATATAGTTTTTTATCCTGTAATAATTCTTGTATTTCTTCCAAAGACAACAGATCTCCACTTGACATAATTTAACCAATTTTTAATTAAAAGTTATTATGAAATATAATTTTATATTTGTAAACCTTAAATTATTACTTATCTATTTGCAAACTTTAAATTATTAATAAATAATTATATTTTAACATATATAAGATAAGCATTTACATTTCACAATTGATAATTTAAAATGCGGGTCACTTTAATAAAATATATTGATAGGTAATTATTATGAGAATGGGTAAAAGTCAGATACGTTTGTTGTATACCGATGCAGATAAACATCAAATGGAAGCTATTTGTAAAATAATAGATTGTGGAGAACAGATTGTAGGTATCTCTAAACTCAAAGACTTAATCAAAACAGTTAAATGTTTAGATGTCTCTATGGATTTTCTCGAGAATAATAGGGCTACTTTTGTAGGGAAAGAGAGATTGATTTGGAAACTGAGAGAAGAAATTGTAAGCCCTGTTATTGATATAGTAGCTAGTCAAAACCTATATAAAGATATCAGTCTAATCAGTGTTTTATATAAGTTTGTAAAAGACCATCCTAAGATGTCTAATTATAAAGAAATAAAAGGTAAGGTGTTGCAAAAAATGATTAACTATTATTCTGAGAAAGGTGACAAGGTTGAAGAGGGGTATTATTTAACAAAACTAAATGATCTTTTCGGTATACGGGAAGAGGTTTATAGAGAAATAGACGAAGATGAGAAACATGACGGGCATGAATATGAAGAGGATTGTGGTGATGAAACTTGGGTGGATAGGACTCAAGATAAAGTGGAATGTGGATGCCATATTTTATAAAAATAATTAACAAAACATAACGGTAGGTTTGTGAGTATGATTAAAAGTTCTGTAATTAGTCAGTATATTTTATCAGGTAAAAATTTAATGCCTTTAGACAATGTCAAATACCCAAGGAAAAACTGGAGGAACACGTTGTTTCCTAAAGAAACACTTTATAATCATAAAGGTAATGTTGGATGGCAGCTGTCTAAGGAGGATCTTGTTATTGATGTTGACCCTAGAAACGGTGGAGATGTCAGTTTTAAGAAACTTAAAGAAAAACTTAACTTGGATGATATAGAACCTACCGTCAATACTCCTCGGGGTGGTTTCCACATTTATCTAAAGATTCCTGAAAAGTATAAAGATTATTCTTTTAAAAAGACTTTGGGGGTGGATTACGTAGGTATAGATTTCTTAACGGAAGGGTCTTATTGTTTAATCTGTTCCTGTAAAAGGTCTGATGGTGAATATGTTTGGTCCGATGACCTCTTTGGAAAATTTGAACAAAATGAGGCTCCGGAAGCTATCATTGATTTTATTGGTTGTGAGCAGGTTGCACTAGATTGTTTCGGCGATGACTTGGGGGATTTTGAAGGATTGTTGGGTGGTAAATTCTCATCTTGGTCGGAAGAGAAGGTTGTCGACATGCTTGAAAAGCTAGACCCGTCGATGTCAAATAGTGAGTGGGTCAAGGTTGGAATGGCTCTACATGATTGGGATCCCATTGACGGTTTAAAATTATGGGAGGAATGGTCTCAAAACGGGGATAATTATAAAGATGGGGAAACTAAAAAGAGGTGGAAAAGTTTTGATTCAAACGGTGGGGTAACTCTAGGTACCATATTTCATATGGTTAAGGATGTTGAATATGATAAAACTAGTATGGAGTTAAACAAGTATTTGGAAAAAATTAAGAAAGCTAACGAAAAGAAATTGGAATTTGAAATTATCCCGGAAATAAGGAAAAATAACTTTTGTAAAATTAAAATAGAAAAAATAGTAAAGGCTGTCCAAGATAGATATAAAGATTTATCAAATGTCAAACTTCCTATAAATGAGGTTAGAAAACTTTTAAATAGTGTGGATGTGGTAAACGGTATCTTTGTCGAGGATGGTGAAACCCCGCCTTGGTGTAAAGATTGGGTTTATGTCAACAGTCATGCAGCATTCGCAAATTTAAAGACTTTAAAAATATTAAAGACAGAGGGGTTTAATATTTTTAATGGTAAGAATGTCCCGGAGTCAGTTAATGGTTCAAAACAGTCTGCGGCTAAGTATATTGCTGATAAAGGTTTCATAGAAACTGTTGATTCAATAGCATATCTACCTAATAGCAATAGTACTGTTTGTAATATTGATGATTATAAAGTGCTAAACTCCTTCAATCATAAAACTGTACCCGTTGCTTCAACTGAATATTCTAAAGGGGGTGGGGAAGCTGTTAATTTGGTTAAAAAGCATATTGCTTTTATTTGTACCTCAAAAGAAAACTCCGATATATTTACACAATGGTTAGCTCATCAAGTGCAATTTCCGGGGAAACAAATTTTGTGGTCTCCGGTTATTCAATCTATTCAAGGTGTGGGTAAGTCTTTTTTCGGTGAATTATTAAGATGTTGTTTAGGTGATAGGAATGTAGGAACTGTAAGCCCTAATCAAGTTGTTTCGGATTTTAACGGCTGGGCGACTAATGTTAGTGTTAATGTGTTAGAAGAATTGCGGGTTAAAGGGTATAACAGGTATAATGCTATAAATTCTTTAAAACCTTTAGTGACTGACAGAATGATACAAATTAATGATAAAGGTGTTAAACAATATATGACTTACAACACCACCAACTATATTTGTTTTACCAATTACAAAGATTCCCTCCCTGTGGATCAAGATGATCGACGTTGGTGGGTTATCTTCACTCAAATAGAATCTCTCAACGAGATGGCCAACTATGTCGGAGAAGATGCCAAAACATATTTCCCTAAACTTTTTAACGCTGTTCGGGTTTATGGTAGTGAGGTGAGGAAATGGTTATTAGAATTTAAGATATCTAAGCATTTCTTAAGTATTAAGCAAGCTCCTATGACAGACTACAAACTTTCAATGATCGCTACTGAGGAAGCTTGTTTTGAGGGACTTACTGAAATAAAAGAGTTAATCAATAAGGGTAGTAAGTATTATAATAAAAATGTTGTTTCCTCAGTAGATTTATTCCGAGATTTGTTATTTGAATATCCAGAACTAGATATCAATAACAATAAGAAGCATATTCTTATGAAAAAGCTCGGATATAGTGTTGTTGCAAATCCGATAAAGATCGATGGTAAAGCAAGAAGGATTTGGAAAAAGAAAGATTATTCTAATGATGAAATCAGAAGATCGTTAAGTTGAAGGTTACTAAGTAAGCTAAGTTACAAGGAAAGTCACAAGTCTCGAGGGGGTTTGTGACTTTTTTATTTTCTCGTAAACACCCACCTATGTTGTTTTTATATTTATTTTATTTATATAAGGTTACAAGTTACAACTAATATTAATACTACATATATTATAAAAGTAATAAAGGTAATAAATAATAAAAAAACATAATATATATATAAGGGTTTAGATGTGTTGTATCCTGTAACCTGTAACTCTGACGGCTTCGAAAGGTGTCCTACATTGGTTTTTAGAGGGTTACATCACTAAAAGTTTATATAACTTCACATATTCAATTTACTTTTACGGAACATGAAATATAATTTGTATTTCAATGATATGTATATATGTAAATGGCTGAAAAAGATTTAATCCCAGTAAATAAGAGAACCAAAGAGGAAGCTAAACGCATTAGTGTTAAAGGTGGTAAGAGATCTGGGGTAGCTAGGAGGGGAAAAAGAGATTTGAACAAACGTCTTAAGATTGCTCTTGAATTTTTAGGAAAAGAAAAATCAAAATCTCTAAAAAAAGCTGAACAAATTGAAAAGTCTGAGCTTGTTAAGGAAATAGGTTTAGAGGTTTACTCATTTCTAGAGATTGCAACGGACAATCTTGTTGATGAGAAGGTGAGGGTTTCTGTATGGAAGGATGTGATGGACAGACTGGGCGGTAAACCTGTTCAAAAGAATATTATTGATGCTACAGTGAATGAATGTAAAGAGCTTACAGATAAAGAAAAAGAACTTATTGACAGACAAATTGAAAAGCAAGCCGCTAAGTTGAAAAAATAATGACGCACCTCTACACTAATGATACGATAAGTCACCTAGTACAGAGCAAACTCTCTTGTTTTTATGAGCAAGCTTTCTCAAAGTTTGATGCAGGAGAGACTTATTTAGATAATTGGTATATAGACCTTTTGTGTGAATATTTAGAAGCGTTCGCTAGAGGTGAGATAAGAAATTTAAATATTAATATACCACCTAGGTTCGGTAAATCTGCATTGTGCAATGTTTCTTTGTCGATGTGGTTATTGGGTGCTAATCCTAAAATGAAGATAATAACCATATCTTTTGGCGCTACCTTATCTCAGAAATTACATGGTTATGGTAGGGCAATTTCAAATACAGCCTGGTATAAAAGGGCGTTCCCAAGATTTAAAATAGACAACTCAGCAAGTTTAGCAAAGATTGACGAGAGCGAAACCAAAAACACACAATCTCAATTTATTACAACTGAGGGGGGGTTTAGGATAGCATCTTCAACAAATGGGGCAATAACGGGTGAAGGTGGCAACATTTTAATTTTTGATGATTTGATGAATCCTGCTGAGGCTATGTCGGTAACTCAGAGGGAATCCTCTTTGGAGTGGACCCGCGGCACAGCGTTTTCTAGGTTTAATAATAGGAAACTTGGACAAAAACTTAATATTCAACAGCGATTGGGTGATGAGGATTTCACAGGTACATTTGTCGATGATAACTGGGAAAATGTAATCATTCCTATACAAGCTAAGGAGACCAAAACCTACAGTTTCGGTAATATCACTAAAGTTTATAAGAAAGGTGAATTTCTTGAGCCAAGAAGATATGGCCATAGTGAAATGGAACAAGATAAAAGGGATATGGGTAGTAAAGTCTATGAGGCACAATTCTTTCAAGAAACGGAGCCTGATGATGGGGAGGTGTTTAGGAGGGAAAATTTTAAATATTGGATGTTTCTGCCTAAAATGGATTATTATGCGATATATGCTGACACTGCGTCAAAAGAAGGGAGGAACAACGACTATACCGTTTTCATGTGCTGGGGTTTATTGGTGAAAAATTCAAGGCGTTACGCATATTTGATTGATGTTTATAGGGAGAAGGTGACTACCCCCAAACTTTTAAGGGATTCTAAAGAATTCTGGTTGAAACATAAAAACAATGATGGGGGTGTACCACTTATTAAGTTTGCTATTGAAGATAAATCGTCAGGGATAGGGTTAATTCAATTACTGGAAGATGAAACAAATATTCCAGTAACGAGGTTAATACCAGAGAAAGATAAGGTTGCCCGAGCAAACGATATATTACCTAGAATGGAATCTAAGCAGGTTCTTTTTCCTAAAGGTGCCTCCTTTTTAAATGCCTTAGAAAGAGAATTGCTCCTTTTCTCATCAAAGAAGAATAATAATAAGAAGGATCAAGTTGATACATTAACATATGCAATAAAAGATTTACTTTTTGATGCTGATGATGGTAAAAATAAACCTTTAAACTACACATCCTTAATAAATGAAGTTAATAGATTATGACAAAAAAAATTGAAGAAGGTGACGCATATACCCTTAACAATGATGGTTATGTAGATTGTGCTAAGAAATTAGGTGTAAGAAAATCAGGTAATTCGGGTTTTCTTATTAATTTAGCAGATGATTCTCTATTTGCGTCCTTGTATGCGGGTAACGGCCTAACTAAAAGATATATAGATCTTCTTAGCGATGATATGACTAGGCAGTGGATAACTATTCCAGAGGACACTGACGGGGTGTTATTATCTTATCTAGATAATTTGAAAGCTAAGATGGAATTCAAAAACGCTTTGAGATGTTCTAAACTTTTTGGTGGATCAATAATTTTTATGGTCATTGATGATGGGGGTGAACCTAACGATCCTGTAAATATTAACAATATAAAATCTGTAAAGAAACTGAAATTCTTTAGTCGTAAATATGTGACAATCGACACCATGAATTATTACACAGATTCCACAAGTAGTAAATTCGGTGATCCTGAATTTTTTAACGTTATGACAGGTAATCAAAATTTAATTATTCATGAAAGTAGATGTTTAGTTTTCAATGGGGAATATTACCCGTTTGACGAATTGGGATTGCAAACAAATTATGAAATTTACTGGGGGTTGTCAATCTTACAGGCTATTCATGAAGAAATGGAAGATTATGGACTGGCTCAACAAGCCTTATTCAGATCATTAACTAAGGCTAATATTGACGTTTTAAAGATTGGGGGTCTGATGAATCTCTTATCCTCACCCGACGGAGTAAAACAATTAGAAGCTAGAATAGCAATGTTTGATTTGGCTAAATCTGTTTCTACCACATTACTTCTGGACAATGAAGAGGATTTTGATGCTGTGAATCAAACATTAACGGGTGTTGCTGAAACTTTCACTAAGGCGCAAACCGCGTTATTTGGTGTCATGGGTGTACCACCTATGTTGTTTGGTATCAGGGGTAAATCTTTAGGGGGTAACGATGATAATGAGTTGCGGGTTTATTATGACAGGATCAAATCTGATCAACAAGAAGAGATGCTCGATCCATTATTAAAATTAAATAATTATATAATGTTGGCAAAGGATTCTAAGATTGATGGTAGTGCGGTTTACAGCATTGAGTTCAATTCTCTATGGCAGCAAACCGACAATGAGAAAGTTGTCATGAGAAAACAACAAGCCGAAACGGATCAGATTTATATAAATAACGGAGTTCTTGATCCCTTAGAAGTTAGAGAAAGTAGATTTGGGGGAGGTGTTTATTCAATTGAAACCGAGGCGGAGGGTGAAGTTGATATAAGAGGAATGGAAGAAGACAACAATCCAAATGAAGAAAATGAATAATGGCCTTAAATCCAATATTTAAACAGCAGGCTCTACTTGCAAACAATGGGGAAGTTAGGGTTAGGGAAAATTATTCAAAATGGCTTTATCCCCATAACGCACAGCGGATTTACGAAAGGGAGCTAGTGTCTTTGCAGAGGGTGATGGGAAAAACGTCACTGGAATATGTTTTATTCAGATTACCTTCTTTGGTTGAGCAAGCTAAGATGGAAAGATTTGATCAAAATAATAAGAGATTAGATGCGGATTTAGTTAATAACGTTGAGGAGATTATAAAGGCTACCGTTTTAACTTCTTCTACGTTTATCAGTGATCCAACCCTCAATGAGTTAACAGGGCAACAGGCAATTAGAATATCTACATATAACAAATCACAATTAATAAAGGTCGTTCGTTCGGCAGTTAGTGTAAACCCGTTAATGTCTGAGCCTTATTTAATACCTCAAATTAGATTGTTTCAAGCTGAGAACGCAGCTTTAATTAAAAAGCTGTCAGTAGAACAGGCGGCTAGGATGGAGCAAACATTGTTTAGAAATTTGGCTGCGGGTAAAGGTGTTAAAGTAATAAAGGAAGAGTTAGTTAATAATTTTAATATAGGTGAGAACAGGGCTAGACGGATCGCTAGAGATCAAACAAACAAGTTTAATGGTAACTTGGCACAATTGAGGCAGCAAGAGTTAGGGATAGATAGATATTGGTGGAGTGGTTCTTTAGATGAACGTGAGAGACAGACACACCTGAATAATGAGAAAAAGGAATATACTTGGGATAAACCATCACCTATTACAGGTCATCCCGGGTCAGACCCATTATGTAGATGTACCGCTCAGCCAATAATAACTGATGAAATGTTTGATTAGGGAATAAATATATGAAACTATTTACAATTGTAATTTTAGCATCTATTATATCTTGTACACCTTTAAATAGATTTCTTTTAAAGGTTGAGTTTGAACAATTTTTGAAAGAAAATACGTTTGATACTGATCTTTATTTAAGAAAAGTTAATGAAAAGGTTAATAGAGTAAAATTAATAAAATTAAAAAGTTTAAAAGAGATACCTACGAATTTACTTGTGTTGTCTGTTGATTTAGAAGAATATGCGATCACACATATTACTAAATTTTCAACTGATGATACATTTCTTGTCGACGAACAAAGTTTAAAAGATTTTGCTAAGTCTAAGAATTGTAATTTGGTTGTTTATATTGAAGCTAAAGACGTGCTGAGGTATAATTTATATAATGATAATAAAACGATAAAAATAATAGAGAGGAAAGGAACAAAATTATTTAATGCTTTTTTATTTTCAAAAGTGAATTTAGATAAGTCAAAAAAAATAAACGTTAATTAAAGATTGTAGAGAAAGACAATATGACAATTGATAGCTCAAAATTAGACTTTGTTGAAGCTATACGGTATGACAATCTTAATTTGGATAACGCAGGTTTAACCAAAACCGATGAGGGTTATTTGGAAGGTTATGCTGTTGCTACCCGCACAGGTGTATTCAATTATATGCGGGCTGATGGGTCTGTACAAAGAGAGTTGAGGCTGCCGGAAGAAGTTTTTAAGGATGATGCCGTAAATTCTTTAAAAATGTTACCTATAACAAACGATCACCCTGAAGAAGAGGTGAACGCTGACAATGTGAAACAGCTTTCAGTAGGGTACACAGGGGAAGAAATAAAGAAACAAGACAACTTCCTAGTTACAAAATTAAAAATAACTGATAAAAATACCATCGAGCAAATAAACGCGGGTAAAAGGGGATTATCTTATGGGTATAAGGTTAATCTAATTAAAAAGGACGGAGTTTATAAAGGTGAAAGATATGATCATGTCCAAACGGACATAAAGGGTAATCATTTGGCTATTGTTTTTCAAGGTAGGGCTGGCGACAAAGCCAAACTTAGACTTGATGGACAAGAGGCTATTTGTGTTTCTAATAACTTAAATAATAATAATAATTTGATTATGTTGAAAAAATATAAGCTTGATGATGAAGAAATTGAAGTTTCGGAGCAGCTTTTAAAAAAGCTTAATACTCTTGAAACAGATAATTCCTTTCTTAAGGACTCTGAGAGAGTATTGAAAATAAAAGTAGATTCTTTGGAAGGTGAAAGAGATGCTTTAAAAGTTAAATTTGATGAGCTGTCCAAAAAAGACAATTCTGAGGAAATAGCTAAGAAGGTTAAAGATAGAATATCTTTAGAAAGAAAATGCGGTGAATTTTTAAAAGAGGATGAGGATTTATCTTCTCTTTCTGATTCGGAGCTTAAATCTAAAGTTATTTGTGCATTTTCCCCGGAGTTCAAGTCTGATGAAAAAAGCGAAGACTATCTAACCGCCAGATTCGATGCTGTTTTAGATCTTAGGAAAGATTTAAATTTGGCTGAGAATTTTAGAGTAGCTAGTAATAAGAAAGACTCTTCTGGATCAGATATTGCAATTAGCAATTCAGATTTACAAGCAGACTTACTTAAAAGATCAACCTTAAATAAATAATTATTATGCCTATTATAAAATATCAAGATTATTATGACGTTGGCCAAGCAGGTCAAGTTGCAACTTTAGAAAATTGGAACATTAAAAGTAGAAACGCCCAAGAGGTCATCAACTTTGGAAAGGGTGTTGTTAAAGGTATTGTGGGAGGTTTGGATGTTAAGAATATAGCTAAAAATATAGCCACTCTTGATTTTGATGCAGATTTCGTAACTTCTAACACTATAAATCTAAATGTTAATGGTGTTCCGATTGCGGAAGTCACCTTCCTAACCGATCAGGCGACTACTAAAGCGTTACTTGTTGCGTCAATTGACGCTTTAACAGGGATAAGTGCTGTAGATGGTGCTTCTAGGACTATCGTGATAACTACTGATACTGGTGAGAATATCACAGTGGACAATGTGGTTGTTGCCGCAGGAGCTTCTCAAGCGACAGGTTCTGTTATTTATAGTTCTTCTGATGTTGTAGAAGGTGTTAGTGTTCTGAGACATGGACAACCTGTAACAGTTGGAGGTGATGACAACTATCAAATATGCGAAGGGGTTAATGTTTTAACTAAAGGCGTAATATGGGTTAATGTTATTTCTAGTGTCGCTTATGGTGACCCTGTATATATTGCCAATGATAAGTCAGACACTTCAAATCAAGGTAACTTTACAAATGTATCTTCGGGGAACTTAGTTGTTTCTAGTGCTAAATTTGTAAGTGCTGCCTCCGGTACAACGGGGTCTCCGGTTTTAGCGAAACTAGAAATTAACCAACCATAATTAATAACTTATAATTAGTAACAAAATGACTATAAAAACTTTTAAATTAGATAATGGGGAGGAGTTAAAAATTGATATTTCTTCAAATGAATTCCAAGCCTATGAAAGAGCTGCTGATCAGGTTGGTATTTTAAAAAAGGATGAAGCTTTCTTTTTTGCAAGAAATCTTGAATTTATTCGTCAAAAAATATTTTCACCTGTATATTCTGAATTGAAATTGTTGAATGGTGGTTTACTACCAATAAACACTGCAATTCCTGAAGGTGCTGAGACTGATACTTATAACATTTTAGACTCCACAGGTGAAGCTGATATTATTTCAGATTTCGCGGACGATATCAATACTGTCGAAGTGTTCGGGGAAGAGGAGATTAACAAAATTAAATCTGTTGCGGATTCTTATATTTACTCTGTGCAAGACGCTAGACGTGATAGAATGCTCAATAAGGTTGGCCATTCTGTAGTCACTAATAAGGCCTTGGCTGCAAGACGTGCTGTAGATCAGAAGATAGAGAAGATGCTGGGCTTTGGTGATATCAGATACGGGATAACGGGTATGTTTAACAATGCCAATGTTCCTATTTCTGCTGTTGCCCCCACAGGTGCAGGTTCCTCCACTTTATGGACAAGTAAAACCCCTCAGAATATTCTGAACGATGTTTCTTCTGCTATGGATGATATGGACGACATCAGTAAAGGTAATGAGATGGCAAACACTATGATTCTCGACAATACTAATTACGAATATATCAGGAAGCTTGCTCTTGATGTTACTAACTATTCGGGTATGTCAGTTCTTAAGTATATTGAACAGGAATATAATTTAAGGGTTGTAAAAATGCAGCAGATTAAAAATTCCTTTGTAGGAGGAACAGAATCTGGATTTTGTCTTTATAATAACTCTCAAGAGAAACTTGAAGGGGTTTTACCTATACGATTGATGCCTCATGCTCCACAAGTTAAGAATCTTGCGACTAAGAATATTTTAGAAGCTAGATGTGGGGGGGCAAGAATATTTTTTCCTTATTCTATGTCAATTAACACAGGTATATAGAATTTGCATTTTACCAAGGTTTTTATCTTCTTGGCAATTCTGTATTCATTAACTATTAACAGGTATTTGTATGAAAATATTAAAAAGGACAAAAGGCGTTTTAAGATTTAGAACGCCTTCTGGAGGCGTGACTTTAAAAAGTGGAGAGAACGAACTGTCTGATGAAGAATCTAAGCTGGTTAAGAGTCACCCAATGTTCGAGGCAATGGTAAAAACTTCAGGGTTAGTCGAAGTTGCAGAACCTGCGGTTAGAACTAGAAAAAAAAGGACTGTTGTGAAAGATGAGAAAGATTCTCTTATTTTTAAAGATGATGACCTAGCGGATGATAATGAAAAAACGTTAGAGAAGTCTGCTAAATTACTAACTAAAAATAAGAAGTAATGACAACGGCCCCCGAGTGGTTATCGTGTATTGCCCCAACAATTGATGCTAACAATTCTACAGAAACTAAAAATAAGTTTATAGGTGTGGCGATAAGCGAAACGGATAGCACTCTGTTCACAGATACCAACACCTATAATATGGCTGTGGCCTATTACGCTGCTCATCTGTTAGAGTTAAGCTCTAGAGATGGCAACTCGAAGGGTGTGCTTACTTCAGAAAAAGAAGGGGATTTGAGCAGGGGGTATGGTGGAGGAAATTCAGCGGAAACCAACACTACCCAATACTTAGATTCTTATAACAGGTTAATTGGGGTACGGGTGCCAAAATTTTACATGCAGGGCGGTGGCTGTTAAAACGAAAGATACAGGATTCCGCAATTATTATGATGCTTTGAAGGCGTTAGGCTCTGCGAAGGTGGCAGTGGGATTATTCGCTGATGTGGGGGATGAAGTAATAACCAAGGGTGTAGTTAATGAGTTTGGTAGTGGGAATATTCCTGAAAGATCGTTTCTAAGATCAACTTATAATGAAAATTATAAGGATGTTGCTAAGGACTTTGTCAAAATACACAATGCTATACTTAGAAAAGCTAAATTATTGGATAGGTCTAGCGGAAATCATAAGGTACTTAGTAAACTAAAATTAATAGGATTAAAACAAGAAGCTGCGATCAGGAGAAAAATAGTCACTCTTAGAACTCCTCCAAATGCGGAATCGACTATAATAAAAAAGAAATCAAGCAACCCTTTGATTGATACAGGGGAACTTAGGATAAGCGTTTCAAGTGAATTAAGAAATGTATGAGTAGTTTTAGAAGGAAATTTACAGTTAAAAGGAAATCCGGAGGATCATATAATACGTCAGGTTTTTTTGAGTCTACAGGTGCGGACACTACTTTAGAAATTGAAGCTAGTATTCAACCGGCTACCGGTAGTGATATGAAGTTATTACCAGAGAATAGGAGGGAGGAGGAAACTACAAAACTTTACACAGATACGAGATTAATCGGGATAATTAGAGGAAGTGGTATGAATCCCGACATTATAATAATCGATGGCGACGATTACGAGGTGGTCAGTGTATACCCTTGGTCGAATGGGGTAATTGACCATTATAAAGTTTTAGCTTCTAAAAGGGTTACAAATGATGAATTACCTGCGATAGGGGTTTGATATGTCAATAGTATTTAAGAGTCTAAAAACAAATATTGCGACTGTAATAAACACGCTGACCGGAGAATCTGTCATATGGTCAAATCAAAATGCACCCACCCCAAGTGGAGATTATATAATTTTGAAAATATCAACAGTGAGAAATTTAGGGGGTACTGATTGGGAAGGTGCGCCAGATTCTAACGAAAATATACAAACTCAGGGAGATAGGGAGATAGTGTTATCTCTGATTGCTGTGAGCGAAGATGGGATGGACATTTTAACTAATTTGGATATTTCATTAAATTTAAGTTCTAATTTAGATTTATTGTGTCAGAATAAATTAGCGTATGTAGGATTGGAGAGTGATGTTGCGGATATAACTGTTGATATTGATAATAGTTTTGAAACGCGGGCAGCTTTTGAAATGATTTTTAGGGTTTCTAAGAATTATTCCGCATCGGGAAATAGTCTTCCGGCCGTTGAGTCTATCAGTATTGGGGGGGATGTGCAAGGTGAGAACAGCACCGATCCTTTTTCTATTGACTTAATAGTGGAATAAATTTTAATAATAGTAATTAAATAAAAAAGTATGGCAAATAAATTAGATCAGATAATAGATATTTCAATTAGTCTTTCTACGAAAACGGTTACGCAGCAAGGTTTCGGTATTCAAATGATACTTGGGGAAAGTATGAAAACTGATAGGAGGGTAAAAAGTTATACTAATGTAAGTGAGGTTCTAGTTGATTTCTTAGAAACTGACGTTGAGTATTTGATGGCACTTGCCGCTTTTTCACAAAGTGCAACACCTGTAGGAGTTTATATAGGTAAAAAGGTGGTGGCCACTTCCACAGCAATCACAGAGGCTACTAACCCTTCTGCTGATGTTGTTAATATTGAAAAGGCTGCCCATAATTTGGAAAACGGGGCATCTGTTACGGTTATAGGTTTTAATGAAGCTGAATACAACGGCACTTTTGAAATTGTGGTAATTGATGATGATAATTTTCAATACACGGCCGCATCCACGCCTTCAGCGAGTCCTGCAACTGGCTCTGGATCTTATACAGCTGAAGAAACTTGGTCGAACGCAATACAAAACTGTTTTGATTATGATTCTTCTTGGTACTCTTTAACAATTACTTCTAATGTTGAAGCTGATATATTAAGTGCCGCTAGTAAAATACAACCTTTAAAAAGAACCTTTGTCGCTAGGACTTCTGACGTTGATAATTTGGATGCTGCTGACACAGGGAGTTTGATGTACCAATTGAAAGCGTTGAACTACGATAGGACTATGACAGTTTATAGCGGAAATACGGCGACCGAGTTTATAGATGCCGCTTGGTTAGGTGTGATGCTTCCAACTGTTCCGGGGTCTTCAAATTGGGCGTACGAGACTTTAACTGGTGTTACCCCTGACAACTTGTTGTCTTCTCAGTCTGGTCAGACCGGTGTTTTTGGTAACAACGGCAATACATATGAAACAATAGCTGGCGTTGCTACAGTTAAATTCGGCACTGTGGCAAGTGGTGAATATATAGACGTTATTCGTGGGGCCGACTGGTTGCAAGCTAGACTTCAAGAGAATTTATATTTAACATTAATAAATGTTAAAAAAATACCTTACACTGACGCCGGAGGTGATATTATTGAAAATACCATTAGGGAAGTTCTTGATTTAGGTGCATCCAACGGTTTGATAGCATCAGACGCCTTGGGGAACGGTACTTATGTAATATTTATTCCGGACGTCTCTGATATTGCTGAAACTGATAGACTAGCTAGATTATTTTCGGGGGTAACTTTCGAAGCGACTTTAGCGGGTGCGGTTAATAAGGTTGCTATTGCAGGAAATCTTTCGGTTTAATAACTTTAAAATAAAAATAAATTATGTCTCAATTACTAGGAACTTTCGATTTTAAAAAGGTGAGTGTTATTTTTGGTGTGACTCCAATAACAGGATTCGCTGAAGGTGATTCTATAGAAGTTTCGCAAGAAAATGACGCTTTCAATTCTGTAGGAGGTGCTGACGGAGGGGTTGATAGAGTCAGAAACCATTCCAATTTTTTAAATATAACTTTAAGACTTAGGCAAACTTCCCCAACTAATCAGGTTTTATCTGCTCTTCATACCACAGATCTACTTTCAAATGTCACACTTCCATTTTTAATTAAAGATAGAAGCGGGGACACTGTCATTTCTGCAACTTCATCGTGGATAACTAAGTTTCCAACAAGCATAGCTTTCGGTAATGAGCCAAAGGCTAGGGAGTGGGTTATTAGAACCGGATCAAATATATTTGTTAACGTAGGTGGTAATAATTAATTATGGGTATAAAAACAAAAGCAATAAAGATCGGGAATAAAGAAGTTACCATAATCCAATTTGACGCATTAGAAGCTTTGAAACTAAGAAAGGATCTGGTTGGAAGTGTAAAGGGGCAGCTTGGTGATAGCGTGTCTCTTGGTAACGGCTACGGTGATATCTTAAAGGCTGTTGCAAGTCTTATATATGAGATTCCTGAAGATATGTTTATAAAATTATTCAAAAATTGTTCCGCTGAAGGATTGGGTTTGGGTGACGCCGAACACTTCAACAATTTCTTTTCTGATAATTTGGACGGCCCACTAGAACTTGCCATGGAGGTATTAGAGTTGAATGGTTTTTTTTCACTAAATACACTTTCACTAATAACCAAGAGGGTCCCGATGCTGGCTCCTATGGGGGAAGCAATAAAACAATTCTTGAAAGACGTAAAGAAAGGTTAGTTGGGAGTTTAAATTCTGAAATTTTAGATGAGATGTTCATCTGGAGACTTGTAGTAGATAAAATAATTACTTACTCTGAAATTGAGAATCTTAGTTTCATTGACGCTTTGAAGCTAAACGCAATTTTAGATTTCAGAATTGCGTGTGAACAACTGGAACAAGACGATTTAAATAAAAATAATGGCGACAAGTCTTAAAGAATTAATAGTTACCTTTGAAGCGAATGCCAAGCCAGTGTTGACTGCTTTAAATAAAGTAGACTCCAAGTTGGAACAAACAACCAGATCGCTGAGGACTACGGGGGAATCTATCACAAGACTGGGTAGAGAATTGGCGATAACTCTTTCTTTACCGTTAGCCACATTAGGTTTCGCATCTCTTAAAGCTGCATCGGATATTCAGTCGTTGGAAGCGGCTTTGACATCGGTATTATCAAAATTTGATACAGGGTTACCTATTCAACAGGCGGTGTCAAATGAGATAGAACATTTAAAGATGGTAACCGATGAGCTGGGAGTATCTTTCAACTCTTCGGTCAAACCTTACACGAGATATTTAGCGGCTTCAAAAGATAGTTTAGAAACTAACAGGAAGGTGATAAGGTCATTCTTAGCATTGTCCGCGGGGCTAGGTTTAACACCAACTGACGTTGATAGAGTGATAAGGGCTTTAGAACAAATGCAGTCAAAGGGTAAGGTGATGGCTGAAGAATTGAAATTGCAATTAGGTGACGCTGTACCGGGGGCAGTTGGTTTATTCGCTGAAGCTATGGGGGTTGGTACTGATGAATTGTTGAAAATGATGGAACAAGGTGAAGTGTCGTCAGATGTGTTGTCTAAGGTGGCAGACACGATTAATAAAAAATATGGAGCTGCGATAGAAAAAGGATCCAAAACAATTAGGGCCAACGTAAACCGTATAGCTAACGCGTTCTTCATGTTAAGAATTAATGTTGGCCGTGGTATAGACGAAACCTTTAGAGTGAACGATAAAATGTCAGCTTTTGCCAGTTGGTTAATTAAAGTCAGTGATAATTTTGCTAGATTGGACGCTCAGGGTAAGAAGGTTATTTTATCTATAGGTTTATTTTTAGCTGCCATAGGTCCGCTGTTATTGGCTCTTGGGGGGTTAGTAAAAATATTAGGTTTTGCCGTATTGGGATTTAGAGCTATTGTAAGACCTATAGTGTTACTTGCGGGTACCCTACCTAAAATTATTGTGGCCTTTAGAACTCTAGGGGCCGTGTTGGCGGCAAATCCTTTAGGTTTGTTTGTTGCTGCAAGTTTGTCAATAATAGTTTATTGGAAAGAAATAACGATGTTATTTGATAAGGCGTTTCAATGGCTATCTAAAATGAATCTTAGCGGAGTATGGGAAAAGTTTAAAGATTTTACAAGTGGGGAACTTGTAAATGCGACTTCATTATTGATAGATTCTTGGGAAAAGTTAGTGGGGTTATTTGATAAAGCCTTTCAATGGTTATCTAAAATAAATCTTAGTGGGGTATGGGGAAAGTTTAAAGATTTTGCAGGGTTTGACGGAGGGGACCCGGTAGTATCCAATCCCCAAGCTGCTGTTATATCGGGGCCACAATCCACGCCTAGTAATTTTAATAATCAGAAGACTGTGAACAACAATTTAGTGGTAAATATCCCCTCAGGGGCAAGTGCTGCTGATACATCTGCTATAAAAGCTGCAATAAAGCAAGCTTTGCAGGAGGAAAATAGACAATCTTATATGGAGCTGGGGGTATTGTAATTTGGGTTTTTTTAGCGAAAGTGTAGCAATAATATTTAAACAGCCATTTACTCAAAGATTGGGAAAATTGGAAGTGGATATAGTTTCGTCAAGAATTATTTCGGAGAAGGTGACTATTACAAATAATCCCATAGAGGGGGGGTTCAATACCGATAATGCTAAAGACGAACCTACACAAATTTCTATCACAGGGATAATTAGTAAATACTCTTTAAAAAATTCCAAGATAGCTCAAGTTACTAATATAATTAGTGGGGATATTAGTAACAGGTTGAAAGATGCTCATGACGAATTATATAGAATCAAAAATGATAAAGAGCCTATAACTCTTGCAATGAAGTATAAGCAATATGCAAATATGCTTTTATCAGATTTAAATTTTATTGATGAGGCGAACAGCGGAGAAACTTTAAGATTTACCGCTATCTTTAAAGAAATAAATATTGTCGAAAGCCAACTGGTCAGCTTTGACAACTCTAGGATAAAAACTGACAGTGCAAAGAAAACAAGTAGTTTCGGTAGGCAGACAGGATCGGAAAAGACAATAAACCCTAAGTCCACTATCACACTTAGACAGTTCATCAAATCTTTATTTTAAAATTATGGGCCTGATAATACCAATAAAAGACAACCCTAACCATACTCTAACTATAGAGTTAGAATCTTCAATTTATAAATTAGGGTTCTTGTATAATTCCCTCGGTGGTTTTTGGTCAATGGATATATGGAATGAAGATGACGAGATATTACTTTTAGGGATAAAAATTGTTGCAAATTACCCCCTCACCTTCCCTTATCGAAATGTATCATTACCCCCTGGGGATTTTTATTGTGAAATAGCAGACATCGAAGCTTCTATAGGTAGGTCAAGTTTTTCTTCAGGTGAGGCAAAATTGTTATATTTAACACAAGAAGAGATTGAAGATATATAATATGGTGAGGTTGTACAAACGGCAGGCCCAAGTTTTAATAGGTAAATTAGGTTCATCTGGTAAATTGCTTGAGGGGTTAAGGATTTCTTTTGACATAAATATGGACGATAATAGAGAGACTAACACAGGGAGAATCAGCATTTATAATCTGTCTGATGAGACCTTAGGGTTACTTGAGGAGAAGGACACTTCTGCAATTTTGAAGATAGGGTACGACGATGATGAGCTGAGTACATTATTTATAGGTGATATTGTTTCTTACGAACATGATTTCAAAGGGGTTGATGTAATTACCAAAATAATTTGTAAAGACGGATATATCCCCTTAACACAAAGGAAGTTGAGTTTATCTTTTGTAGAAAATTCAAATACGAAACAAATCGTAAATAAGATAGCGGGTGATTTAAATCTAGCGAAAGCTGATTATTCAAATATCCCCAACTATACATACAGGCAGGGTTTCTCTTTTGTGGGCCGCCCCGGTACTGCTTTAGATACTGTACTAGCTAGGGTGAATCATGAATGGACAATAGTTAATAATGTGTTAATCATTACTAAACCTAACGAGTCTAATACTCAAACCACGGCTCAATTTTTATCTCCGTCCACAGGACTACTAGATAAACCTAAAAGATTTAAAGAAATGGGTGTGAAAACAAAAATTAAAAATGACAAAGCTGTAGACGGGTGGCTTATTAATTCTTTAATAATACCTTCCATACAACCTAAAGTTTTAATAAAGGTTCAAGGTGGGGAGGTTGACGGGGATTTTTATGTTAAAGCTGTGAAGTTCGTAGGGGACACCAAAGAAGGTTCTTGGAGATCTGTAATCAAAGCAATAGAGAAATGAACACAATAGAATTGTTAAACATCATCATGGCTAATAGGGTTGCTGATATGCACATCTGCATGCCTGGTAAGATAGTAAAGTACGATTATAAAAATCAAAGGGCTAAAGTTCAACCTGCTTTAAATCAAGCGTATAATGACGGGGAAGTTGTAATCTTACCTATAATACACAACGTACCGGTAATTCATCCCTCTTCGGGAGGTGCTTCAATCACATTCCCCGTAAATATAGGGGATACTGTGCTACTGGTATTTTCAGAAAGGAGCTTGGAAGAGTGGTTGAATGTTGGCGGGGAGGTTTCACCAGATGACCCTAGGCAAAATGATTTGACTGACGCAATTGCGCATCTGGGGTTAAACCCATTTTCGGTGGCTTCGTCAGCTGAAAACAATACAGACTTATTAATAAAATACGATGGGTCGAAAATTAAATTAAAACCTTCAGGCGTTATTGACATAAACGCAACCGAAGCTAATATAACGGCGAATAATGTAAATATTACAGGTGATGTCGATGTTACAGGGGATGTCACTATTTCAGGTAAATTGACTGCCGAAAATGTTGAAGCGACTTCCGGATTGGTCGGGCAGACAGCTTTAATTGGTGGCAAGGACTTTGCCACACATACTCATCCGGGGGTTACTTCAGGAACAGGGACGACCGGACCTGTAACTTAATAAAAATTACTATGAGTACATTAGCATTAAATTCAGATAACGATTTGTATTTTACTGACAGAAGATTGACCATCTTGTCAGGTACTGATACAGATAATGAGATTTTACAAAGGATAGGTGTGAGGCTCAGATTTTTCAAAGATGAGTGGTATTTAAATTCTGAACATGGGTTACCCTACTTCCAAGACATCTTGGGAACTAAAAACATAGATCTGAATGTTGTTGAAAGTTTGTTCAGAGATCAACTTTTAAATATAGAGGGTGTTAGAGAGGTGACAGAATCCCTTATAGATTATGACCCTACCGACAGAAAGCTTTTATATTCTTTCAACGCCATATCAATTAACAATACGGTTATAACTGATGATTTGCTTGTCTTTTAATTAAATTCTATATAAAATTTAATTCATTATACTATTATAAATTACTGTTATATATTATGACTTTTGGTGTCACCCCTACGGGTTTCAATAGGAAAACTAATGAAGATTTGAAAAATGACGGGGAAACCTATTGGAAGAATAACTTTGGACAAGATTCGGATCTTAGCGAAGATTCCCCTAACAGCATATTAATAGGTTTAACTGTAGCTGCGGCTGATGAGCTTTGGCAAGTCGCGGAAAACATTTACAATTCTACGAATGTTAATGTTGCTGAAGGTGTAGATTTAGATAACGCGTCTTCCTTAGTTGGAGTTGAGAGAAAGGGGGCTTCTGCGTCAACAGCCACTGTCAGTTTTAGAGGTGATAACGCTACATTGATCCCTATAGATACTCAGGTTAAACAATCTTCAACAGGTATCATACTTAAAACTTTATATAGTGATTTCCTTAGTCAGAGTAATACAAATTGGATTCAAGTTTCAATCACAACGGTTAGTGACAACGCCACGTACAAACTTTATATAGACAGTAATGTTTATTCTTACGTTGCTGACGGTACTGCTACAGAAGATGAAATTGTTGCAGGTTTGAAAGCTATTGTAGAATCTTCAGCTATCGGCTTGAGTGTTACAGATGGAGGGGGAGGTTTGATGCTTATTGAGTCTGATGATAAGAATGATATTTACGATATCTCCGCAGATTCTAAAATAACTATTGGGAAGGTTCAAAGTGTAATAGAGGTGCAAGCCTTAGATATAGGTAAAAATGAAATTGCACCCAGTACCATTGATGAAATTTCAACAGCTCTTTCAGGTTTAGATTCTGTGAGGAATTATTTTGCAGGAGAAAGCGGAAGAGAAATAGAAACCGATCAAGAGCTGAGGATAAGGAGGGTGCAAAATATAGCTGTTTCAGGATTTAATTTTGTAGATGCTATCAGAGCAAAAATATTAGACGATGTTGTGGGGGTGAGTTATTGTAAGGTTTACGAAAATGACACCTTGGTAATTGACGTTGACGGCATAGAGCCAAAATCGTATGAAACTGTTGTTGAGGGTGGGTCAAATACGGATATTGCTGAAAAATTATCTACGCTTAAGACGGGAGGTATTCCCTCTAGTGGAGACATAACGGTTGAAGTTACTAATGCTCAAGGGACCCCTCAAAATATAAAATTTACTAGACCTATAAACAATTATTTGTGGGTTGACGTGGTCATCGATTCTTACAATGATGAAGAAGAATTCCCTATCGCTGGGGAAGCTGCGATCAAGGATGCCTTATTAGAATTTTCAAATACTTATTTCAATATAGGGGATATTATAGTTACTCAAAAGCTTTACACCCCTGTGTTTAGTGTTTCGGGGATAGGCTCAGTTACAATAACTATCGCCGCTACAGGATTACCTAGTGGTACTCCTATTTATTCACCTTCAAATGTTAATTTGTCTATAAGGGAGAAACCTAATTTTGATTTAGATAGAATGACGGTAAGTTTGTAATGAGTATTTACGACACCATAAAGAAATTAAATATAGAGCAATTTAAAGATGCCCCCAACTTCAATAAAGTTTTATTATCTATATCTCCTTTTTTTGATGAGTTGAATGATGTTTTTGCAGATTTGAGAATTCTCTTGGATATTTCAACACAAACAAACGCCCAATTGGATTTATTGGGAGATATTGTTGTTGAGAAAAGAGGGGGTAGAAATGATAATGATTACAGAGAAGCTTTAAGATTGAAAATATTTAAGAATACCTCTAGGGGTTTTGTTGATGATCTGGTTGAAATTTTAACTTTAATAACCGAAGCAACTAAAGTTGTCTACTCTGACAATCCTCCCGCATCGTACACAATATTCACAAATGGTTCTGTAACCCCTCCTAATATACATTCCATAATGGATAAATTGTCAGCTGCTGGGGTTTCTGTTTTAGTTTACGCCTCCCCCGGAGATACCCCTTTCATAGCAACAGAAGTTGTAGCTACATCGGCGGACTTACAAGACGATTTGGGTAACAATATTGTAGATGATGCCGGATCTCAAATTGAGGTTAATTATCAGAGTATGTGGACATCTGACCAATTACAAAACATATTTGGAGGTATAGCTTTCGGGGTTGTGGAAACTTTAAATATAGTTACTAATGAAAATTATACCATAGTAACTGACACGGGGGCGACCTTGGGTGCTTATGATGAAAATCAAAACATTGTAGATGGGGGTTTAGCAACTTTAGCTTATCAATAGGAATAATAAAATATAAATTATGTCAACAAAACCAACAACAACTATAGAATGGGCGACCGACTCTGCGGCAGAAACTAGGCAAGGCGGAAGTAATAAATTAGAGCCTACAGAAGCGTTAAAGCTGAACGGATCCTTAGATGGGAATTATTCGCTAAACCATTTGAATTTTATGCTAAATGGTTTAGGGTTGTGGAGCCAGTTCACAAATGATATGGTTGAAGTTACCACAGGTTTGGGTACAGGGTTAACAAAAGATGGCCATTTTTCAATGATTTTTGCTTTTGACAGTACCAACTTGGACGATTATGTTTTTGGATTTGCTGACAAACCTAATAGTTCGGCAGGTACCACTAAGATAATTAGTAGCAATACTTTGACTTTTGGAACACCTGCTGCTAATGGGGATGTTCCTATTCAAGGTGCTGCTGCGGCAAACATTAAAGCTTTTAGTATAAATTTTAAAAATAATTAATTATGGGAAATATCACTGTTCCGCAACTACCTTCCAAAATAGGTACAATTGACGATTCCGCCTATTTACATTTGAATGAGTTGGCTGTTGATAAGAAAACTACAATATCGCAGCTATTGACAAAGATATCAGATCAATACTCGACAGATATCCAAACGTTTTTAAATTCAGCGGATAAGGCACAAGGTAGGATAAATTTAGATATCGATAGGAGAACTACAGTTAATGATTCCGATTATACAATTGTGAATACTGATAAAGTAGTTTCCCAAATCGGCACAATGTCTGCTGCGAGGATTTGGTCATTGCCAGCAGCTTCAACATTTCCTGCGGGAGGGGAGTTAATACTTATTGACGAGTCTGGCTCAGTTACTTCAACAAATAAGATCACTATTCAAAGGGATGGAACAGACACTATCGACGCAGCTACAAGTGAAGATGTAGATGTACCTTATGGATTTTTAAGGCTGATTTGTAACGGTGTGGACGGTTGGAAAGTTTCAATATTCCCTGAGAACGTTTCTACAACCGCACAACAAGGGGTGTCGATATTGCCAGAAGCTATAACTATATCCAACGGCGTTGATATAGAACATGATATAACTTTTTCTGAAGGTAATTTCCAGTTTGATGACGGATCCGGTCAAGCTCTATCAACCTCTTTAACTAAGCGTATAGATGCGCTCTGGGCTGCTGGGGATAACACAGGAGGCCTAGATACAGGGGTAGTTACTGCCGATACGACTTATCATCTTTTTGCAATTTACAACCCTAGTGGAATCAGCGACTTTATTTTTTCTACCGATTTAAATAGTCCAAGCTTACCTGTAGGTTACACTAAGAAATCATTTATAGAAAGTGTAATCACTGACGGGTCTGCAAATATCATGAGGTTTGTACAAACTGGCAAACAGATGTTACTTTTCACACCTGTTTTAGATTTTTTAGGATCTAACACTAACACTAGGGCTTTACACACAATATCCGCTCCAAACGGTAGGGTCACCAAGGTATTATTAAATATACACTATGATTGGATAACTAACCCCAATAGTATTTATGTGAGTTCCCCGCTAACGGAAGATTTGGCCCCCAGTGATACAGCCGCCCCCCTTTCAACTCTTTATTCTAACGAGGGTCGGAGGAGGAGTACTAATATTTTAGTTCAGACTAATTTAACTTCTCAAATAGCAACAAGGAGTTCTGACTCGGGGGGGACTTTGGGGATAGCAACTTTAGGATGGGAAAGCGTATAATTATAAACTTTATTATTAAGATGGGGATAAAATGAAATATTCGATAAATAGTGCAGGCGATATAGTAAGTGGTCATCTGGGGTCTAGCTTCCGTAAGATCCCATGGAGAGAATGTACAGATCAGGAAGTTGCTGACCATATTATACAAGAGGCGAGGGATGTTAAACTTGAAGAATTGCGAAATTACCATTCCAACTCTTCTGATATAAGGTCGATGTCGATCAATGGGTATTTTATTTTATCATTATCGTTTGAGGGTAGAAATTTAATTGCAGAACAAATTCAACAATTAAAACAAAAAGTTGAAAAAGGTATTGTTACCGAAGAAATGGCATTATTCAAATATTTCTATAATGATGGTTCTGTGGATATAAGTTTATCTCAGCTTCAAGATCTTCATATATTTATGTTAGATGTGGTTAATACCAATTATGGGATTTATAAGGCTCATATTTCTGCAATTAATAATCTAGCTTCCGTTAATGAAATTGAAAACTACGATTTCACAATTAATTATTCTAAAAATCAGAATTTGAATATAGTATGATGTTTTACAAATCAGAATCCTATGGTTATCTATTCCACAATCTTAAAAATGGCGATTTCTTAGGTTTTTATAAAAAACCTTGGTACTATTTATTTGTAAGATTTATCAGTTTGATTACAGGTAACAAATTATCGCACATTGCAGGAGTGTTCGATGTTGTTAGAAAAGAAAGAGCTGTAAGCTTCAAATTGGGAGAACAAAGCGCATCTCAAGGTAAGGTTATTAGGAAGTATCATGTCGTTAAGGTGGACACCTCTAACTATTCAATAGATTCTAGATTTGAACAAAAACATACAGTATCATATTTATTATCTAATACGCACCGATTGACATATGACCAAAATAAGACAGTGGGGGAATATTGGGACAGAAAGGAAGATTATTCTTTTTCGGAACTACCTTTTACAATAAATTGGTTTTATAAATTATTTGGCAATAAGAATAAGGTTTATGATAATAATTGCTCAACCGCGGCTAGGCAATCGATGATTGAAATAGGTATCAAAGATACTAAATTCGATGATAAGGTTCCCAACCCCACAGAGTTTGCGAAATTTAATTATATAGAAGAGATAATTAAAATAGATAATGAAGAATCTTAGACGTATAGCAAGTAGGTTGATGTGTCCTTTAGTAAGCGCACTTATTCAGATTTTCGTTATATTAATATTATTTGTGCAGTTCTTTGAAATAAAAGATCATTATTACGCTTCCATGTCGAATGTTAGTATAAGAACTAAAATAGAAGATCGGATAAATCAATGCGGTAAAGATTACTGGCTTAGTTGGATAGTACTTGACGGAAATGTATCTAAGAGAAAATACTATTTTCAAGAAGTGATAGGTTGTAATAATGACACTGGGGATGGGGATGACTGCTCGTATTCAGTCAAAGAGACCAAACTTAATCCTTTTTATAACGAGTCATACCATAGATTAGATAACAACACATATAAATTTCTTACTAATATGGATACAGGTATGGTTGCATATTTCGAAGATGTAGGTAAGTTAAACAATTACAAGGCTATAAAAGAAGCTTTGTTATCTTCCAATAAGAAAATTGATTCTTTAGGTTTAACTGTGACTAAAAATATTAAAAGAAATATCGTTTATGTGTTCGCCATGAGTAAAACTGGAGCTGGAGTAGAAACTTGTGATAAAGATAGAGTAGTCAACATTTTAGAAGACTTATCAATATATGCAAAAGAAAAATTGTAATGTCGGAAATATTCATAGAAAAGGCATTCTGGTTTGTCGCAGCTTTGATATTATCGTTAGTTGCGGTAATATATAAGCTTTTTAACGGCTCTATAGATTTGAAGATTCTACATCAGAGGGGTAATTTGAGAGAGGAGATCGAAAAGGATCTGGTTAAATATTTTGACACCAAATTGACTAATGATATATCTTACCTCAAAGGTAAATTTGATGAGCTTAGGAGAGATTTAGAACTAGTTAAAACGCGTGATGATAACAATTCTAAATTGCAAGTTAATTTAATGAATAAGATATTGATAAAGTTAAGTGGGAAGCATAACAATATGTTTGAAGAAAACATTGAAGATTGATTATGAAAAAAACTTTACAATTTATAAAAATATTCTTGGGGCATTTTGATAAACATAAAATCCAAGGTAGGATGTTTTTCTTTAATTTAAGTTTATCTTTAAGTTTATTTTCTATAATATTAGCAATATACTCAGGTTACGCTGTTTATGATCTTATAATTAATTTTAACTGCAAATAATATGGAAACCGGATTTTTACAAAACGATAAAGGCAATAAGAGTTCCAAAAGGTTGTGGGGATCAATTTCTTTAAGTAACGGTATTTTATTGAAGAATGGGCAATGGTTTTGCGGATTCTTCAATAAAGCTATTAGTGTTGATCAAATATCATATATGCAACAAGCCTCTTCCTCTTTAATAACAATCGGCTGTTTACTATTAGGTTTAGGTCTTGGTGAAAGTTTACATAAAATATTTAAAAGAAAATAATGCTAACTAAGATTATGTCAGCTTTATTGTTTGTGGGAGGTATATTCTCATTCTTCCTAGGAAAACGGAGCGGTATAAATAAACGAAACAAAATAAAAATAAAAACTTATGAAGAAGCAAATATCACCCGCAAAGAGGTTAAGGCTATCCCTGATGATGGGCTTAATGATCAACTTGATAGCTTGCTCAAAAATTAAGCAGACAGAATGCTTATGGGTGGAAGCTAATTTGATCACCTTAACTGAAGCAAAAAAATTAAGCATATCTTCAAAAAGAAATGTAATTAGACACGAAAAGAATTTTAAGAAATTTTGCCAAAAATAAGAAAATGATTAGGAAGTTTATTTACATGGTGTTCTTAATTACACCTTTCCAATGCTCGATCGCTTTAGCTGAGAAACAAACATTTGGTGTGGGGGTGTCATATATGTACGCTGATATCAAAGATAGACATTTTGATTTTGTCGACAAATACAAATTAATTAAAGATTTTAAAGAGCAATTTAGAACTATCAATTTTACATATTCTATTTATTATGATAAGGGGTTTAATGTTGCTTTAAGCACTAACCGTCCATTTAATGATAAGATCAAGAGGGTTGTTAAAAGAAAGTCTGACGGTTTAGTATTTCAAAATGAAACTAAAACTGTCATCGACTCATTAAATGTAGCTTATAGGATCTATAGATTTAATTATGGTGTGGTTTTGGCTAATGTTAATATGGATAAACATTTATATCATAAGGGGGAAATGGTAGGTTACGATAACGAATATGCGATTGTGGGAGGTTTCAGTTTAGGTTATTTCATTTCAAGAAAGGTTTTATCTTCGATCACTTACATATTACCTAGCGAATCTCTAGATTTGGAAGGGGCTTTATCTTTTAATGTTAATTTTTTATTTTAAATTGTGAACACCTGTAAAATGATAAGTAAAGAAGATCTGAGTAGAAAAAACTTTCATTGGTCGGAGTGGTTCAAATCTGAAACAGCTAAGGAACTGGGTGTCGTCAACACTGTTCCCCCTTTTGATAAAAGTTTTATTCTAAATAATCTAATGTCTACTGCTGATATGGGGCAAGAAATAAGAGATGTTCTAGGTTGTCCGGTAAATGTCAATAGTGCCTACAGGTGTAAAGCTTTGAATGACGCTGTGGGATCTTCTGATAATTCTCAGCACCTGAAGGGGTTAGCTATTGACTTAAAAGCAGATAGGTTTGGAAATCCCGAAAAGATTATGAGAAAATTACATTCTTTAAACTTTACAGTAGATCAATGTTTATGCGAAGGATCTTGGCTACATATAAGCCGTTTAAATGGAAAAAAATCAGAAAACAGAATGGTGTACGCTTTCTATTTGCTTAATCCTACAACTGGTGAACGAGAACTTAAAAGGTTAACATGAGTATTCTTAATAATATATTTGCTGATAGTTTGGAATCGGCAAACACTTTTCCGGGAGCATTCCTCTGGGGGTATCAGGATTTTGCAGCAGGATCGGTATTAACCACTTCTATAATTCTAACAGCTAACGAGAATGGTGATGACGCCTCATTTGATATATCCAAAATAACCGGTGGTAGCGCTGCAATATTTTCAGGGGATAATCCTTTAGAATATGTATACACTTCTGCCGGTAAATTTTTTGGCACATTAATTTCCGTAAGTTCCCATACTGGGGCAAATATAACAATCAATAAAATACCTAATCCCGCTACAAATATTAGGATATGGTATAAAATACTGAGTACCAGTATCCCTACTGATTATGCACAGCCACCCTTAGCCCTACAAGCTAAGATGCTTGAAAACATGGACGCTATATTACTTAGCCCCGAAGATCTTAACGGTGGGGATGGTATAAATTACAATAGTGTTACAGGTGAGATAAGTGCTAACATAGATGTGGATAATATAAAATTTACTAGTGGTAAAATAAACACTATCCAGAATATCGACATTACAGCGGATGTAATTTTTAATTCTGCTTCTTTAACAAGTCTTACGGTTGATGACGGAAATATATTAGGTATAGGCTCTGGAACCAGTCCAATTATAGGGGTTTCTGGTGCAGGGACTAGGTTAATGTGGTATCCACGGAAGGCAGCTTTTAGAGCTGGAAATGTAGATGGTGATCAATGGGATGATAGTAATATAGGCTATTATTCTGTAGCGACGGGTGAGGACAATGAGGCTAGCGGGACTGGTGCTGTAGCAATGGGGATTAAAAACACTGCCAGCTCTCAAGCGGCAGTGGCACTGGGGTTCGACTCTACGGCAAGTGGTTTATCTGCTTCAACCCTTGGTGCAAGTATTGTCGCAAAGTCAGCGTATGAGGTGGTTGTAGGTAAATTTAACACTGACTATATACCCCTGCAAACGACAACATGGGATCCTGCAGACCGTTTATTTACAATTGGGAACGGGGAACATTCGGGGGCCAAGTCCGATGCTTTAACCATACTTAAGGGTGGCAACACTGGAATTGGAATAAGCACCCCAACAGAACTTGTGCATGTGGAAGAGGGCAATTTATTAAATAAAGGCACTTTCTTGTCAAGTCCTACCCTTAGTATTTCTGGGTCAGGTAGCAGGATGTTTTTCTATCCTAGAAAATCAGCTTTTAGGGCAGGTAATGTAAATAGTACCCAATGGGATGATGTGAATATAGGGAACTATTCAATAGCAATGGGTCGTAATAATACCGCAAGCGGTAGTGACTCGGTGGTTTTAGGGTTTAATTCTACCGTTAGTGCTAGCCATGCTATCGCTTTGGGAAGAGATAATGTTGTATCAAATCAAGCTTCTGCTTTGGGTACAGAAAATACCGTAACTGCACAATATTCCACAGCAATAGGATATTTAAATAATGTAAGTGGGGCTAGTGGTTCAGCATTAGGGTTTAGAAATACTGTTACTGGTGAAGCGGCGGCCATTGGTTCAGATAACACTATTACTAGCAATTGGGCGGGAGCGATAGGAAGGCTGAACATTGTAGGCGGTGATAATTCAATAGCAATGGGGTACAACAACACAGTCAGCGGTTCTTCATCGGCGGCAATCGGAATATCAAACAACCTAACTGTCAATAAAGCCTATGCACTGGGGGAATCAAATATTATTAACGCTGGAAGTAGGGGGGTTGCGCTAGGTTATAACAACACCGTTGGCGGGGAGTCCTTGGCTATGGGTTCGCAAAATGTTGTTAATCACAATTGGTCGGTTGCTGGCGGGCGCACTAATACAATAAATAGCCCAGACGCCTGTACATTTGGCCGCAATAATACTTTAGGCTCAACTGCTCAATATTCAGCAGTATTTGGTTATAACAACACCGCAGTTGATGGGGCTTATGCCTTAGTTGGAGGAAGAGAAAACATAATAACCTCAGCGGCAAATTATTGCTTTTCCGCTGGCTATCAAAACGAAATTTCCGCTTGGTATAGTGCAACTATCGGCAGAAATAACGAAGTGTCAGGCGCACAATCAATAGCTTTAGGTGCTTTAAATACGATTACCTCGCAATACTCTTTTGCTGCTGGCTATCAAAATGATATAACTTGGAATCATTCTTTTGCTGCTGGCCGCTGGAATACTATAAGCAATCCTTTTTCTGGTGCAATTGGTGACGGAAACACAGTCAGCGGACAACGTTCTTTTGCTGCTGGCTATCAGAATGTAGCTAGCGGTTCGGATTATACAATTGCAATGGGGCGCACTAATACAGCCAGTGGCTATGCCTCAATAGCAATGGGCGACACAACGACAGCTAGCAAAGGTAGTGCAACAGCAATAGGAAATAATGTGAGTGCTATATCCACTTACGAGACTGTGATGGGTAGATGGAATACGTCTTATACTCCAGTCACACCGGGGGGCTGGGGATCTACGGATAGGCTTTTTTCGATAGGTAACGGTACGGCAACAGGCTCAAGAAGTGATGCAATCATTATATTGAAAAACGGAAACTTTGGCTTTAATGGTGCAAGTTTCGGTGGAGGTGTAAAAACTTTATTTATAGCCAATAGAACAATAGCCCCAACCTCCAACCCAACGGGAGGGGGGATATTATATTGTGAATCTGGGGCTTTAAAATACCGTGGTACCTCTGGAACGACAACAACAATAGCAAATGCTTAATTATTAACTTTTAATTTCAAATAAAAATGGCTTATATAATACCGAGTTTTACAGAAATAGACAGTGGTTCTGAATATACTGATGCTTACGCTAATTTTTCCAGTATCCGTTACTACGGTTATGTTGCTTCAAAAATTAACGTCTATAAAGATAGACAAGCTTATCTAGGTAATAAGTTGGCTGTAAAAAGTACAACTGTCATACTTAAAGATGATGATTATAATGCTTTCTTTACAGATTCAATATTGAAGGAAGAGGGGAAGAACCCTAAGATACAAATGTACTCATTTTTATCTTCCTGCGATATTATCAAATACCCTTCTCTATTTTTCGATCCTGCAACAACGGTTCCCTCCTTATCTGAGGATCAGAAGGTTTATTTTACTTGGGTTGATGGGGATATTATATTCAATGAAACGTCATCACAGAAAGAAATTTATTCTTCCGGACAATGGCAACCATACAACATATAATTATATTTGCATTTATACATAAACAGTTTAACTTTAGATACAACTTGAAATAAAGGTAAAAATGAAACTCGATTTGAATTGCTACATTAAAAATTTAGAAGGTGTTGAAGATAAGAACGCCCATTTAGGTAAAATAATAGGTAACGCCTTATTTATGAAAGCTACTGGTTTAGAACCTATAAAGGCTGTTTCTTGGGCAAGATCTTTTTATAATAATGAGAAAGTCGAGATTGATAAAAACGAGGCCGTCAAACTTATAGACTGTATAAAGAATGATGGTAATTTACCTGTTGCTGTTAAAGCTGAAGCTGAGATTATTATAATCGACACTATGAATAAATAACCAAAATAATTAATATAATACGTTATGCAGCATTCTATAAAAATTTTAGATTCCCCTTCGGGAGAATCAGACATATTTTATTCACAAGATCGTTTAATGAGTTACAAACTAATAATAATAGGTACTGCAAATAGTAACATAAAATCTTTCTTATCGGAAGGGGTCAACCGCCTTAACGGTTTCTTAATAAAGGTTAGTTGTATAGATTGGAACAATGTAACGGTAAACTTGATGTGTAAAAGCAATAATGTAGATGACGATTTTACCGAAACGGGGGACTCTTTTATTAAGGATGATTTGAAAATTTTTTATTATACTTAATGATATGGGGATACTCAGCGCTATATTAGGTGGCGGCAACGTCTCTGGGGCAAATATTAAAGCTTTTAGTATAAAAAACGTTATTGAAGATTATACATTGGAGCCGGGCTACAACGTTATTGAAGTTAACGTCACAAACAGCGATATAATACTCACTTTACCTACAGTGGATGATTCCTTCAGGGATTTGGGGTTTGTTTTGATAAAAAGGGTAGATGATTCTGCTTTTGATTTGATAATAAGAGGTACATCTGGTAATTATGAGGATGACGAGTTTATTTTAGATGGTTTAGAAGGGACTACTATTTACCCTTCTAATTCGAATTTTTGGAGAAGTACCTTATGAGCCATAAACGTAGTAGATCTGAAGCAAAAAATATAGCTTCGTCAGCGTTGATTAGTATTGACGGTGACGTAAGCACCTTTTTCACTTTCACAGGCTCGGTTATGAATATTAACCACGGGGGTACCTTTCGGATAGTAGAAAGAGACAGTTTATCCCCCTTTAGGGCTAAACCTAGATATCTTTCGTGGCAACCTACTTTAAATATACCTCCAGCGGCTAACGGTCCTAATATTGTGTATGTGGATAATACCAATACTGTTAAAGTTGCTAATGTTAACGATTTACCAAAGTTACCAGCTTACGACCCTTCGACGTTAGATATGAATGATGTTGTTCAGCTCGCTTCTGTAGCAGTCACAAATGGAACAATCACTAGCGGAGGACCTCAAATCCAGTGGGATGGGAACGCGTATAACAGAAGAGCTGCGGCAGGAGACGCTTTGGGGGCAATTAATAGTTTGTCCATGGGCGTTGATATCTCTATTGTACCCGGTACATTGGGATTAAATGTTCTCGAAGGTAGAGGTGTGTTGCGTGATGCAGGTTTTATAAATAATGAGGGTACAAAATCTTCTGATACCGTGTTTGTTCCAAATATACCGAATTCCTTCTTAACTTTGGGCGATAGAAATAATGTCATTAGAAGTTTTGGAACTTCTTTAAACACAGCTGAGTACGAGCCTTCCCCGGGGAATTTTGTACCCATAAGCCCTAATAAAGCTAGTGGGCGAGATACATTGGTTTTTCCTGTTGGTAAATTTATAGGTTATATGCTTTTGACTCAAGAACAAAACACCGTGGATCTGGTGATGACCTCACCTGAGATTGTGAACATACCTACAATCGGCACTCAAGGTCTTTCTATTAAAAGAATAGGTGTTGGTGTCGGGGAAACAGATTTAAGCAACGCGGGTATAAAGAATAATTTTAGGTTATTATGACAAAAAGAATAAAATTAACTGAGTTTGGAGCTAAGAAGTTTTATGAAATGGCCGCCGAAATGGGTGCCACTATAGAGGATGGTGCGCATTTTGTTAATAGGAGTCACGTTTATGAGGTTGTGAACGGAGAAAAAACTTTAGTGGACACTGTCGTCCATAAGTGCAACTGTAATGACGCTTTGGAGATTACAGACAACTTATATAATGAGAATAAAGATCTTCAAGATTCTGTGCTAGCAGGTATATTTGAAGAAGTTTAACTAAATGTTCATGCAATATCTGTAATCTTCGATTTTCGAATTGAGGGCCTTACATTTTTTATGTGAAGACAACACACCTTTATATAATATTAAACCCATTATCATTATAAGAAGAGTGATAAACATAGCGTGGATAGCTTTTCTATATAATATTTTCATTTTTTTTAATTAAGAAATGTTATTTTTATGTTTAAGATAATCTAATAGCTCCTTCTGAGTTTTCGCCTTGTTCTTTATAGCCGACATAACACCTTCATCTAAACAGCCTTTAGCTATGATATGAACAATCCTAACAGGTTTGTTTTGTCCAGGTCTATGTAATCTTTTATTAAATTGCTGATAATATTCTAAGTTCCAAGTTAGTCCAAACCATATCAATACCGATCCCCCATATTGTAAATTTAAACCGTGACCGGCTGAAGCTGGATGTGCCAGAAGCATTTTTATTTTACCTTTATTCCACTTATCCTCATCCTCAGCACTTTTCAATTCTATAGAACATGGGAAAGCTTGTTTTATTCTTTTTAGATCAGATTTAAAATTATAACTTATTAGGAAATTCTCATTGGGGTTGTCCTCCATTATTTCTTTTAAAGTTCTTATTTTCTCGTCATGTATTTCATGAACGTTTTTATCTTCATCATAAATAGCCCCATTACACATTTGCAATAGCTTATTTGATAAAACTGCGGTCGAAGGTGAGGTGATTTTAGTTTTTTCTAATTCTAGGTAAAAAGTTTTCTCCAATTCTTTATATTGTTTGGACGCATGATTTGGGAGATCGACGTATTCCGAAGACAACATAACTTCTGGTAAATTTAAATAGTCTTCACTTGACATGGTGATGCAGACATCTTTTATAAGGTTATCAATTTCCTCCTTGGCGCCATTCTTCAATGTGTACTTGTAACCCATATAATCAGAATCAAAAAACCTTCTGCGGAAACTAGTTATGGTTCTACCCAACCTCTCACCACGATCTATTAAAAACATTTGACTCCACAAGTCCATATAGCCGTTTGGCGATGGTGTACCTGTTAATAAAATAATACTTTTTATATTATTTAATTTTTTTCGCAAAGATTTAAATCTCTTACTGGCTTGGTTTTTAAATGTTGATGATTCATCTACAATAACCATATCCCATTTCCATTTGCAGGTTTTGACAAGCCAAGGGATGACATCCTTATTTATGATATGGATATCTGCATCAGAGTCCAAGGCTAACGTCCTTTCTTTTTCTGAACCTACACAAACTTTAATATTTAAATCTTTTAGATGTTCCCATTGTTCAGCTTCTTTATGCCAAACACTTTCGGCAACTCTTTTAGGTGCTATAATTAAAGTTTTATCAATTAATAAGTCATCATAGAAAAAAGAAGATATTGTCAAACTCGTAACCGTCTTACCCATACCCATATCTAAAAACAACGCACATTTTTTTAGATTTTTAGCTATTTTGATAGCTGACTTTTGATGATCGTAAAGTTGCACTCTTTTTCTCATAGTATTAATGGTCTCCGAAACTGTCAATTATATTTTTACCGTATTCAACATCATTAACACAAAAGGCTTCAAAGCCTTGCTTTCTGATGTCTTCTATAAATTTATTTTGTAATTTAGTTGGTTTCTTACCTTTCATTTTAAATTCAACAAAGAAGCAAATGGTGTTTCTTAAAAACATACGATCCGGAACCCCCATTCTCCCAGGGCTAGAAAATTTTAACGTTAACCAACCATCCAATCTCGCATATTCGCAAACTTTATTTTCAACGATCGATTCTCTCATTGTACACCCCATTTAATTTTACTTCGTGAACAACTCCATCTTCTGTTTTATACTTATAATCCCTGTTATTATATGAGTAACAAAATATAGCGTTCTTACCTTCTAGAAGATCAACACCGTTTCTTATAAGATGGTAAAATTTATCTTCTGTTTTATACTCATAATCCCCGTTATCATATGAATAACAATTTATAGCATCCTTACCTTTTAGAAGATCAACACCGTTTCTTATAAGATGGAAAAATTCATCTTCTGTTTGATACTTATAATCACCGTTATCAAATGACCAACAATATATAGCTCTTTTACCTTCTAGAAGATCAACACCGTTTCTTATAAGGTGGCAAACTCCATCTTCTGTTTTATACTCATAACCACCGTTTCCATATGAGTAACAAATTATAGCATTCTTACCTTCTAGAAGATCAACACCGTTCCTTATAAGATGGCAAAATCCATCTTCTGTTTTATACTTATAATCACCGTTAGTATATGAGTGACAATCTATAGCTCTCTTACCTTCTAGAAGATCCACACCGTTTCTTATAAGATGGTAAACTTCATCTTCTGTTTTATATGAATAATCACCGTTATCAAATGACCAACGATATATAGCTCTCTTACCTTCTAGAAGATCAACACCGTTTCTTACAATATGCCAAAATCCATCTTCTGTTTTATATGAATAATCCCCGTTAGTATATGAGTAACAAATTATAGCTTTCTCTCTTGCTTCTTCTAGTGTTAGTATCTTAGTCATTTTATACCTCATTTAGTTTCTTATAAGATGCCAAAATCCATCTTCTGTTTTATACTTATAATCACCGTCAGTATATGAGTGACAATCTATAGCTCTCTTACCTTCTAGAAGATCAACACCGTTTCTTATAAGATTCCAAAATCCATCTTCTGTTTGATACTTATAATCACCGTTATCAAATGACCAACAATCTATAGCTTTCTTACCTTTTAGAAGATCAACACCGTTTCTTATAAGATGGTAAAATTCATCTTCTGTTTGATACTCATAATCACCGTTATCATATGACCAACGATATATAGCTCTTTTACCTTCTAGAAGATCAACACCGTTTCTTATAAGATGGTAAAATTTATCTTCTGCTATATACTCATAATCCCCGTTATCATATGACCTACAATTTATAGCTCTTTTACCTTCTAGAAGATCAACACCGTTTCTTATAAGATGGCAAACTTCATCTTCTGTTTTATACTTATAATCCCTGTTATTATATGAGTAACAAAATATAGCATTCTTACCTTCTAGAAGATCAACACCGTTTCTTATAAGATGCCAAAATCTATCTTCTGTTTTATATGAATAATCCCCGTTAAGATATAAGTAACAATCTATAGCCCTCTTACCTTTTAGAAGATCAACACCGTTTCTTATAAGATGCCAAAATCTATCTTCTGTTTTATATGAATAATCCCCGTTAAGATATGACCTACAATCTATAGCTTCCTTACCCTCTAGAAGATCAACGCCGTTTTTTATAAGGTGGTAAAATTTATCTTCTGTTTGATACTTATAATCCCCGTTATCATATGAGTAACAAATTATAGCCTTCTTACCTTCTAGAAGATCAACACCGTTCCTTATAAGATGGTAAAATCCATCTTCTGTTTTATACTTATAATCACCGTTAGTATATGAGTGACAATCTATAGCTCTCTTACCTTCTAGAAGATCCACACCGTTTCTTATAAGATGGTAAACTTCATCTTCTGTTTTATATGAATAATCCCCGTTAGTATATAAGTAACAATATCTAGCTCTCTTACCTTCTAGAAGATCCACACCGTTTCTTATAAGATGGCAAAATCCATCTTCTGTTTTATACTTATAATCACCGTTGTGATACTCAAAAAAATAACCTACGCCCTCTCTTGCCTCTTCTAGTGTTAGTATTTTAGTCATTTTATACCTCATTTAATTCCACTTTGTGCAAAAATTCATCTTCTGTTTCATACTTATAATCCCCGTTATCAAATGACCAACAATCTATAGCTTTCTTACCTTTTAGAAGATCAACACCGTTTCTTATAAGATGGTAAAATCCATCTTCTGTTTTATACTCATAATCACCGTTAGCGTATGAGTGACAATATATAGCTCTCTTACCTTTTAAAATATCAACACCGTTTCTTATAAGATTCCAAAATCTATCTTCTGTTTGATACTTATAATCCCCGTTATCATACTTATAAAAACAAACTGCTTTCTCTCTTGCTTCTTCTAGTGTTAAGATTCTATTATCATCATTCATAATTAATAACCTTAGCACTTCGATCTGCTCGTTTCTTGCCGCCATTTTTAAGGTATATTCGGATATCTTAACCCCCTCTTTTACAAAATAACGCACAGTTTCAATATGCCCGCCCCGTGCCGCCAAAGTTAGGGCATAACCTTCATTAGTATGGACATCGGCCCCCTTATCTACTAAAAACTTAACCACTTCAATATTACCGTTTTCTGCCGCCCACATTAAAGGGCGGTCATCTTCATTGCGAATATCACACCCACTTTCAGCTAATAACGTAACTTCCTTAAGATCTCCTGTTTTACAAGCTTCATATAATTTATTCATTTTACACCTCATTTAGTTTTACTTCGTGCCAAACTTCATCTTCTGTTTGATACTTATAATCCCCGTTATCAAATGACCAACACCGTATAGCTCTCTTACCTTCTAGAAGATCAACACCGTTTCTTATAAGGTGGTAAAATCTATCTTCTGTTTTATATGAATAATCCCCGTTATCATATGAATGGCAAATTATAGCATTCTTACCTTTTAGAAGATCAACACCGTTTCTTATAAAATGCCAAAACTTTTCCCCTTTTAATTTATACTCATAATCATCGTTATCATATGAATAACAATCTATAGCATCCTTACCTTCTAGAAGATCCACACCGTTTCTTATAAGATTGTAAAACCTATCCCCTTTTAATTTATACCAATAATCCCCGTTATCAAATGAATGGCAATTTATAGCATTCTTACCTTCTAGAAGATCAACACCGTTTCTTATAAGGTGGAAAAATTCATCTTCTGTTATATACTCATAATCCCCGTTGTAATACTCAAAAAAATAACCTACGCCCTCTCTTATCTCTTCTAGTGTTAGTATCTTAGTCATTGGTTACCTCATTTAATTTTACTTCGTGTACAACTCCATTTTCCGTTTCATATGAATAATCCCCGTTATCAAATGACCAACAATCTATAGCTTTCTTACCTTTTAGAAGATCAACACCGTTTCTTATAAGATGGTAAAATTTATCTTCTGTTTTATACTCATAATCCCCGTTATCATATGACCAACAGCCTATAGCCCCCTTACCTTCTAGAAGATCAACACCGTTTCTTATAAGGTGGTAAAACCTATCCCCTTTTAATTTATAGCTATGATCCCTGTTACCAAATGACCAACAAACTATAGCATCCTTACCTTCTAGAAGATCAACACCGTTTCTTAGAAGATGCCAAAAGTAATCTTCTGTTTGATACTCATAATCACCGTTATTATATGAGTAACAAAATATAGCTTTCTCTCTTGCTTCGTCTAGTGTTAAGATTTCAGTCATTGGTTACCTCTATCCCCTTTACCCATAAGAAAATCCTCAAGTAGTTTTGCGAAACCTATTATATCATGGATATTATCTATATGATTAGGATCTCCGCAAACAGATCTAGCAATCTTATGAAAGATCATATGGTAAGATTCTTTATGCAATCTGCTTAATTTTGAATAACTTGGGGCTTTCTCAATAACCTCAAGAAGCTTCTGACAAACTTCGGCGTTATCTGTAAATTTCCCATAAAGTGACCCCCTGTCTTCCAGAGTCTTTTTTATATCATTGACCATGATCGAACTCTGGAAAACTATCAAATAATGACATTTGTGAAGATTCCCCCTCAACCAATTTTCTTAACTCCCCTACCGCACGTTCGTATTGATCTACTGAATGTGATTTTATTTCACAATCACCGACATCCATTAAAGAGGGTCTACCCTTTGCAACCACTGTGATCGCTTCATCGTAGATATCAAACAAACCTTCCTTCTTAACTACTTCTAAAGAAGATAAAATGAGGCTGATTAAAAAAAACAACTTATCTTCTTTAGAAGTAGAAGATTTATAATTTATTATACAACTTACCATATCATGAATCTTAAGATCCCTTCCATCTTGGGAAAATTTACCGCAGGTGTCTACCGATTCTTTAAATGTTTTATCTTTTAAGTTTATCATATTATTACTTAGTTGAATTGTTAATTCATAGATAATAAAATAGATTTTATTATTTGTAAAGCCTTTTTTTATTGATGGGTGGTTAAGACCTGTATAGTGTCACCTAATTTTAGAAATTTCAGTTTCTCTTCACCACATTTTATAATATCGTCAAGCTCATCCTCCTCTTCATTCCTTTTAGATTCGAAGTCCCTTGCCCATAAATAAATCAAGAGTTTAGCTTCCCTTGAACTTAAATATTTTGAAATAAAACAATCTTCACCATAATTAGATATGGCCCTACCTATATTTTTTAAATGTAATATCTTATCTTTCATTTTAATCCTAAAACAGTTAATATTTTTAATGATTCATCTATGTATCTAGAATAATCAATATCTTCCGGAAACCCTTCTATTTCCATGATAGGCCTAGAACCTTCTGATTTAGAAACTTTCGGGGTTGAAGTTTTGAAAACTAAACAACCTTTATATTCATCATAATTGTTTTTTAGTTTCTTTTTAGGTATTTTCAATATAGGATCACCTTTTTCCAAATTATATTTGTATATCAGCTTATTTCTAGTTTCTTTTAAATCTAAATCAATTTTCGGTTTATAATAAATTGTCTCACCTTCAGTAGAATAAATCCATCTTACGACACGACCCAAATAATCACCCTTATACGTAGCCCCGCCGTTAACAGTCCTCACAAATAAAAATTTGGTGACATCCTTACATTCTGATATTGTTTTTTCGATAGGGGTTTTATTGATTGTATATTCTATAACAGCATCTACGCAAATATTCCCACTGGGGTTTTTTTTCAAAGAGTTTGCGGAAAACGCACCTTTTCTTTTTATTCCTTGATCTGTAATAGCAAAATAGTTATTAACATCTCTTGAAAATAAACCCGTATATATTGTTTCTTCTAGATCAAATCCTGTTATTAATTCCCAGTCGAAACATATAACGGAATATAACCCACGTTGTTTATTTTTAACTAAAGAAACAAAGCCGTCTGTGTTTGCTGATACAATAGATATCCCTCGGCTCTCTAGCTTCTCTATGAGCATTAATAAAGATAGTTGACCAATAAGAGTGACAGTAACTAATAAATCTGGCGAATACATGACAGAATATACATCCCCCAATTTTCCGTAAGTGCCATTTAAAACAATTTTTAAAGATTCATTAACAATTTTGTTTTTTTCCTTTTTAGCTTTAAGTCTTGTTACCATAATACTTTTATAAACATCTAGGAAATTCTCACCCAAATGTTTGGGGTACAGATTGTTATTAATAATGATAGCCGGATAATATGAGGCTACGTCTTTATCAATTAATATTTCATCATCTTCAGGTATTATAGACTGAGATTTTTCATTTGAATGTAAACCGCCGACACCTATCTCGTAAGTGAACCTACCTATTTCAATTCTATTTTCTTCTAAAGCTGATGGGAGTATAACAGAACCTTTGTCGTCAACTTTGAAATCACAACCCCTAATGATTTCTAAAAGATTTTGAAGTTGTTCGGTTTCAAATTTTATGAAATCTGGAATTGTAACTCTGAAGGTCGAATCCTCAGACACCTTAGGAGCTTTCAAACGTCCGCTGCTTGTTTTAGATAGTTCTGATTTTATCAAAGCTTCTGCAATTTGAGCATCTGATTTACTTCTTAAATCTTGATCATATTGTTTTGACATATCAATCCTAAGATCTATCAGATTCTTAATATTCTTATAAAGATCTATTGTAGTATCTAAATCATTAATACAATAGCGCTCCATTTCTTCCATCTCCGTTTCAGTGAGTATAGAATCTGGTTTGATGGGTAGATCTTGCAATCTTTTAGAGTGCATTCTACCGCCGTAAAGTTTTAAACTTGCTCGTATATTTGGTACAGGCTCTTGTATGTCAAAATGATCTATTTTGTTTTTATCCCATACCAAACCAAACCTCTTCATAGTTTGCCAACCATGGGAATTGTTGTTTATTATAAAAGATGATAATTTATGAATTTCTGAAGCCGATTTTTTTTTTAAGGCAAATAATATAATCGGTATGTCGTAATTTCTACTATTAAATCCGAAAGTTGTCCGAGTATTTATAATACTGTTCAATTTTCTATATGACATCTCGTCCAACGTCTCATTCTCACCCTTTATATCAATAGTTACAGTCTTGTTACTGCCTATGTTTTTAAAAGCGAACAATGTGTAATTTGGGTAAACTTCACAATCTAAAACTACTAAGTTCTCCATGAGTAATTAATGTTTTGATGATTTGAAATCCATCAAGCTATATTCAAAATAAGGCTTGATGGAGTATAACTTAAATTCTTATATATCGTCCAAGGAATCTAGATCTTCAAACTCTTCTGTCACATCGGGAATTTCTTTACCTAATTTATCTCCGTCAGCTTGGAACTGCACACCGTATAAATTGGATAACAGGAATTTACCATATTGCTTGTCATAATAATACAAATCTATAATGGCGTTAACATAACAACCCGCATAAATCTTATCATCGCTTTCTAATAAAGGTGTTCTATCTCTATCGATGATTTTAGGGCGTTTTGGGTTGCCCACTTTAATCAACCAAGAATTTTCAAATTCGTCAGAGCCATCTTTTATACAGAATCTATCGTCTTTAAAATCGCTCCTTTTGTTCTTGGTTTGTTTATAAATACTTTCGATTTGTTTATCAATAACCTTTTTAATAGCTTTATGCTCAGGATTAGATTTATCTAATACTAACGTAGCTGTGTATTTTTTGTTTTCTACACCTTCATAAAACCCTTTACGGAAAATGTTAGGGTAAGATAATATTACGTTTTCAATTTTGATTCTTTCAGTCATTTTAATTACATTTTAAATTAATAGTTATGTTGGCAAAATAATTGTTAGGGTTGCCAAACCCAAACAATATTTATTATAAACGACAAATTTAAAATGTAATTAAAATTTGTCGTTTATAAAATAAATTTTCATAAAACGTTTTTAAGATCGTACTTATCTACCAAATTCATCGATTATACTAGCGACACTATCTCTTTTATCCTTATCTGGGGCAATATCGACAGCCCCTTCAGGTTTATAAGTGATACCGTCTATATATTCCTTATCAAGAAGTTTGGAGGCTTCTGTAATACTTATCAATTTATCGACATATGCCACATCTTCACCTAGTTTACGAACTAAGTGATCTTCAGCATCGCTTACCCATTTTCTATTAGCTCTCTTTCTTACCAATTTGTAACCCGGTATCTTCTCCCCGTTTTGCAATCTCTCTAATGTGTTTTCTCGGATATCATTAAGAAATTTTTCAATCAATTTTTTGTTGTCTAAAATCAATTTCACTTGTTGGTCAGATATGTAAGTGTGTGTCTGTTGTCGTGTGAGTGGATCATCGAGACATTTATCACCACCTGCGGAATAATCTACCAAACCTTCATCTAAGTTTTCAAACTCAGAACAAATTATCTTTTCAGTAAATTCCTTTAACGCCACGCAAGTGAATCTAACCTTGCACCAATGACATTGTTTCTCTCCCGGAGTACGTATAGCATTTTCACTTAACGCAAAAGAGGCCCTTCCACATGCGTATTCTCCAAATTCAAGTAACTCTTCTAAACATATATCTTCAGAAGTGATAGAAAATCTTCTAGGTTGGACAATATGAATTCTAAAACTTTTAATTATTTCCAAGAACCCCAATCCATTGTGTAATCCTAAACAATAAAGTCTTGCCTGAGTGTTACCCTCAACATCGACCTCAGTCATTCCATATTTTAAATCGAATATGTGACAGACTCCCGTTTCGTAATCTATAATTGCGCTGTCCAATGTTCCGAATCCGTCCGGTACGAAATTGGAAAAATCAACTCTCTCTTCTGTAAACAATTGAGAATCAGAAGATTCATGAGATCTGACGTAATCAAGATACTCTTGAACAAACTTACCCATATCTTTATCTACAATTATTTTCAGCAACTTACCGTTATATTCGCAAGATATTTCATTATTAACCCATTCGTCGGTGCATTGTTCATTTTTCAAACAAATATCCGCCAACTCATGAGCTAAGGTTCCGAGTTCCGCCGCCCCACTAGCTTTATCTAACATGGACGCTTCTGCGGCTACGGACCCCGCACAATTCAACCATCTTTCCGATCCTGAAGCAGACAGTTTGGCATGGGCCTTCTCTCTGTTGATACCCATGGTTATTTTAATTTTGAAATATTGTCATAAGTAAGAATTAACTCTTCAGGGTTTAAATCTGAAATTTGAGCATCCTTCTTGACCCCCCTGACAATTTTTTTAATATCATTTTTATCCACGTTAGGTAATTTCATTTTCAACTTAGCCAACTCTTGAATATCTTCGTGGCTAACAACCCTAACCTTAATTTCCTCTTTAACCTTACCGCCATCTTTAGCGCCCCCGTTGCTATTTGATAACGTAGATTTTTTCAAACATACATTGTCGTTACATATAACCTTTATCAATTCTGATATCGATTTGTTTAATTCTGAAAGTTGATTTTCTAAAGACATTTTTACACCTTAATTATTAATAAATTTATCATCCGTCTTTCCGGATTGTCATTTTTTTTTTACTTATGTAAACATTTAACAAATCTTCCACATCCATTAAAGATAAACCTTCTCGAGATTTTGATTTTTTTAAAATTCTTCCGCTTAGTTTTGATTTAGTTTTATTTAAAGCGTTTTCTATCCAAATAGCATTTAAATTTATATCGTATTTCGAAACGTCTTCAACTTTCATCATTTTATACCTCATTTAGTTTTACTTCGTGCATAACTCCATTTTCCGTTTGATATGAATAATCCCCGTTATCATATGAATAACAATATATAGCTTTCTCTCTTGCTTCTTCTAGTGTTAATATTTTAGTCATTTTATACCTTTTTAATCAGTTACAGTTAATAAATACATTATACACACGAGGTTTAATAATGTAAAGAT